TTTCAGTAGAAACAGCAGGAACTGACCTTACTTTAAATCAGTATGCAGGTGGTTATCTTTATGTAAATGATGGCGATGGTGAAGGACAATGTTTAAAAATTAAGTCTAATCCAGTACACGATCATTCGGATGATCCTTCAGTTGTAATAACTTGTCACGATGCACTAGCTACAGCAATAGCAACTTCATCTAAAGTTTCTTTAATGTCAGACCCTTGGTCTGGGGTTGTAGTTGCACCAGCAGCAGAAACAGGCGCAGCAATGGGTTGCCCAGTTGTTGATATGGCAGCTAGTGCTTACGGTTGGTTCCAAACTTATGGACCAGCAGCAGTATTAACAGTAGGAACTGTAGTGCTTGGGCATAACGTAGTGAGATCAGCAACAGTTGCAGGTGGCGTAGCCCCAGCAACAAGCGACATCTTAGATATTGTTGGTACATGTATGTTGGTTGATGTAACTACTGATTATTCACTAATCAAACTTAATATATAAGTAGGGGTAAACATGGCTGATTCAGTCACAGGACCAACTATTCAGTACGATTTTGATAAGAAGCTAGTTACGTATTGTTCTGTATATTCGGATGGAAGTGGTAGTAGCACAACATTAGTTGATGTCTCTGCACTTGAAAAATCGACTACAAACGGTAAATCATGCACACACGTTGCGCTAAATAAAATTTGGTACACCGTAAGTGGCGCCCCTGATGCACCGGCCTCTCTAGATTGGGACGCAACGACAGACGTTACTTTTTTAACATTGGCGTATGACAATGCGTTCGATTTCAGTGATATAGGTGGTTTGATAAATACAGAAGCATCCGGTTATACTGGCGATGTCCTATTGGTTATACCTTCTACAGCTGATGCTGGTAATGAATACACGGTTTGGGGTGAATTCTTAAAATATTACGAGGCACCACATAATTAGGAGAAATGACTAAGAAAACGGCAAAAGTTTCTTCAAAGAAACCAGTGAAAGCTAAAATTGCTGTGGGATGTGGAAAGGTCATGGAAAGTCGTAGAAAAGTAACTAAGTATTTTTAGGAGTAATGGATGCCTGGATTAACACGGAGAAGAAATGCTATACGAAAAGGAATAGACTGGAGCAAAAGCGACAGTTATGTCCTTAGTTATAAAAAAGGCGGTGTAGTTAAAAAAGGGAAGAAAAAACCTAAAGCGCCTAGTGGTTATTAATGTATGGCTACTTCAGGAACTACTTCATTTGATCTTAGCGTAGATGAGCTTATAGAAGAGGCTTATGAGCGTTGTGGTATTGAATTACGTACGGGCTATGATTTAGACACAGCCCGTCGTTCCCTAAATCTTTTAATTGCTGAATGGGGCAATCGAGGCCTTAATCAATGGCTTATTACCAAAAGTAATTTCACGGTTACGGAAGGAGATACCTATTATGACCTGGGCACGGATATTGTTGACATAACATCTGCTGCTATTCAACGGGACAATATTGATTACCAGTTAAATAGGATTAGTCGTTCGGATTATTTATACACGCCAAATAAGGCCAGTAAAAGTAGACCAACACAGTTCTTTTTAGAAAGACATATAACACCGAGAGTATATCTTTATCCGGCACCGGAAAATTCTACGGATATAATTTATTACTATGCGTTAACCAGAATGCAAGATGCCGGAGATTACACTAATAATATGGAGACTGTATTCAGATTTCTCCCGTGTATGACGGCAGGGCTGGCTTATTATTTAGCTATGAAAAGAGCGCCGGATAGAGTACAGTTATTAAAACAGATTTATGATGAGGAATTTGACCGAGCAGCTTTTGAAGATATAGATTCAGTTAGCTCTAGGTTTGTACCTCCTCGACTTATAATTTAAGGAGAAAACAATGGCTACCAACTGGGAAAAATTTTTTAAGCAACCACTACCACCACCCCCACCAGAAGGATCTGGGATAGAATCTTTAATCGATCTCTGGTCCAATATTCCATCAGATTTAAAACCTACTCAGCCTTGGACTTCTGAATTTTTACCCATTGAACTTACACCGCCTGAGCGCCGACCGCCTCTCCGGCAGGGGCAGGGGCAAATCAATCCTGACCTTTTACCAGGCATACCACCTTCTCCACTCCCAACTAAAGACGCTAGACTAGGACGGTTCGGAGCGGGAGCCGACCAAGGCGTTGCTCGGCTCGCCGAACTAGAAGCAAAAAACCCAATCGCATATGAGGGTGTGCAAGAGGATCCAACGGGAACGGCAATTCACTTGGGGCCAACGGGCAAATCATTACCGCCTGGGTATGATTTTCCAGGACCGGAACAAATACCACCAATGCCTCAAACACCGGGGCAGAGGCTACAGGATCTTTTAGTTCAAAAGAGTGCTTTAGAGGCTCAATTACAGGAACTAAATAGCCAAATTCAGAAACTTCAAGCGCTTACTAATCCTCCTAGGGTATTTCCTCCGGGGGACTAATGTGGCCTTTGCAGCGGGCAAACTTGCATGGGGGATTTGCGATACGTGCGGACAACGTTATCGCTTAAGACAGCTTAAAGAACAATGGGATGGTTTTAAGGCATGCCCCGAATGCTTTGACCTTAAACAACCGCAGCTAGATCCTCCCCCTGTTGGAGCAGATCCCGAAGCAATTCTAAATCCCAGGCCCGATCGCACGGAACCAGCGGCCGTGTCCATGTTGACCAGTAACCCCCTTCTATCCACAGCATCGAGTGCGGTTATTAAAGTATTTCAGGATGACCACGGCAAATCTACGGGGGATAAGGTACGCTTTAGAAATGTGGAAGCTTTTGATGGATTTACTGTTGATACGTTACAAGATCCAGATGGGTACTCTATAACTAAAGTAGATTCCGATACCTATACATTTAGTGCAATTGCAGGGACGGGAACAGTGGGTGCAAGAGGCGGAGGGCCCTTTGTTACAGTAGGTCCTGCACAGGCTTTATTGCCCTTAAATCCTTTCCGGAGCGGAGCTGCGGGAGCCAATACAGTTATTTCTGTGACCGAGTTTAAACACAATCGGACCACGGGCGATACCGTGCGCTTTAGATCGACACAAGCTTTTGACGGAGTTACAACAACCGTGCTTGAAAGCGCAAGTGGGTATACAATAACTGTCGTGGACACAAACGAATATAGTTTTACATCAACGGGTACAGCTACTACGGGAGATATTTCCGGTGGTGGTAGTACCGCAACAGCGGGGCCAGTATAATGAGTTGGACTTACACTACATTAAAAACAGCTATTCAGGACTATGTAGATAGTTCTGAAACCACCTTTACCACTAACTTACCTGTTTTTATTAAGGAAGCAGAAGAAAGAATTTTAAAAAATACCCAGTTATCTGTGTTTCGTAAAAATGTAACGGGAACTGGAACTTCGGGAAATACTTATTTAGCTACCCCCTCTGATTTTTTAACTCCTCTCAGTCTAGCGGTATTGGATGGTGATAGTGCGTATAACTTCTTATTATTAAAACACGTTACTTTTGTTAGGGAATACATTCCAACAGCAGCCACAACCGGTGCCCCTAAATATTATGCTATTTTTGATGATAATAGCTTTATTTTAGCCCCTGCGCCCAGTGCTGATTTTACCTTTGAATTGCATTATCTTTATCGTCCAACCTCTATTACGGCCTCCTCAGACGGAACGAGTTGGATAGGGACGAATGCCCCTGACGCGCTTCTTTATGGTAGTCTCGTAGAAGCAGCTACTTTCTTAAAATTAAATCTGGAAGAACTTCAAATGTTTGAGGCACGATTTGTGGCTGCGGTTAATGGTGTAAAAGGAATGTTAGAAGAAGGCGTCAATAATAAGGATGAGTATCGTTATGCTAGTTCTATTGGCACAGTTCCAAGAGAACAATGATAAAAAATCCTATCCCTGAATTAAAAGGTAAAAATATAGCTATCCTAGCCATGGGCAACAGTCAATTGGACTATCACAAAATGGTTACACACAGTAAAAAATTTGATGAAGTGTGGGCTATAAATGCCATGGTAGGAGTTTTAAAGAGAGTGGATAGAGCATTTATTATGGATCCCGTAAGCCGTTTTTTCGATACCGATGATGCAGGTAATATGACGACGATGATGAGAGAAACTCTTCCTACAGTTGAGTGCCCTATTTACACCTGTGAATTGGACAAAAGAGTGCCTGCTTTGGAGGAATATCCTATCGAAACTATAGTTAAAGATCTTGATTGTGGATACTTTAATAACACGATTTCGTATGCCATTGCTTTTGCTTTATGGAATGAAGTAGGAGGTATTAATATGTTTGGTGCTGATTTTACTTATAAAAGCAATTTGCTTTTTGCCGAATCAGGTCGAGCCTGTTGTGAGTTCTGGTTGGCAAAGTGTATGGATGAAGGTATTATTGTTCAGGTAGCTGTAACGTCTGGATTACTAGATGCGGATGTGCCCCTTCAAGAAAAAATGTACGGGTATCATAGGCTTGAAGATCCTTTTGTTACTTATATGGTAGAAAATAAATTAAAGATTTGTAGATGGTCAGAAGTAGAAAAACAAAAAGCGATTCCTATGGGATTAGTAGGAAGAAAAGATGGCCAGGTACAGGAAGGTTTAATTGTAGAACCTGAGAAATACTAATGTTGTCGTTTGAAACAGAAACAGAAGTTGGAAATCTTGGAGTTATTACAAAAGACCACAGGGGTCATTCGGTAGAGGAAATTGCTAATATGGCAATGGATAAAATAGTCTCTATTAGTGAAACCGCCCCTGCACCCATTAGGGAACAAGCACATGTTTTTAAAGAGACATGCAAAAAGATTGTTGCGTATTACATGCAAGAAGCGGTTAATAACCACATGTGTACGATATGCAATGCACTAGAAAAACAAGGTCATAAAGACCTAGCTAATATTATTAGGAGACTATAATGGCAATAACACAGGCAATGTGTACGTCTTTCAAAAGTGAATTAATGACTGCTACACATAATTTTGCAACCAATGGAAATACTTTCCAGTTGGCTCTTTATACGAGTTCAGCGACTATGAGTGCTTCCACCACAGCTTATAGCACTAGCCAGGAAGCGACAGGAACCAATTACACAGCAAAAGGAGGTACTTTAACTAAAGTGGCTCCAACTACATCTGGAACCACAGCGTTTACAGATTTTGCTGATTTAACTTTTGGTACCTGTACGATTACTGCGAGAGGTTGTATGATTTTCAACGACACGGCTTCGGGAGATCCTGCGGTTGCGGTTTTTGATTTCGGTGGAGACAAGACTTCCACTGCTGGTAGCTTTACGATTTCTTTCCCTACTGCTGACGCAAGTAACGCTGTTATCAGAATAGCGTAGATTTAGCCAATGGCTAATATTACTGGCTGGGGTAGAGGCACTTGGGGTCAACTCACTTGGGGTGAGCCTTTACCTGTTGAAATAACAGGAGTAGCAGGTACAACTGCTTTAGGTACTGAATCTGTTAGTGCAGGAGCCACAATATCCCTTACTGGAGCATCAGCAACAGGTGCAGTTGGTACAGTAGTTGCTAATGGAGCAGCTATTACAGGGGTTTCAGGAACCGCTTCTACAGTATCTCAGGGAGATGAGACAGTTACGGGTGGTGCTAATGTTTATCCAACCACAGTCGCAGGAACAGGAGCAGTAGGAAGTGTAAGTACCATTACAAACAATATACTTTCTATAACAGGGTTAGCTGGTACAGGAGCTGTTGGTTCTTTAACTCCTCAAGCAGGAGCAGGTGTTTCTGTAACAGGAGTATATGTAACAGGAGGAATTAATTCATTAACCGTTTGGGGCGAAATAGATCCAGGAATAACAACAGATTGGTCGGGTGTGGACTCAGATCAAACCCCTGCCTGGAAAGAAGTGGCTTAACTAAACTGAAAAAAGATATTATAATCAATGAGCATGGAGAAGAAAAATGGCAAGTACATATGTAAATAATTTAAGACTCGATGAAATGGCTACTGGCGATGGTAGTGGCACATGGGGTGTAACAACAAATACGAATTTAACGCTTATCGGGGAAGCATTTGGGTACGCAACTAAAGCAATAGCTGATGCTTCTACTGCCACTCTAACTATTCCTGATGGAACTGAAACGGATAGTGAGCCAAGAGCTATGTATCTTAAACTTACAGGTGGTGGGCAAGCGTGTACGGTTACATTAGCACCTAATACAGCGTCTAAAGTTTGGATAATAGAAAATGTTACAAGCTATACGCTGACCTTTACGCAAGGTAGTGGAGCTAACGTAGCAATCCTAGCAGGTGAAACAAAAATGCTTGCTACAGACGGTGCTGGTTCTGGTGCTGTTGTCTATGATGTATTAACAGATACAAACTTAGCAGGAACCACTAAAACCGCAGCCTTAACTAACGCAGGTGCGTTATCCAATCAAGGAACTCTTACAGTCGGTGTCGATGACACAGGCTATGACGTTAAACTTTTCGGAGCCACCTCTGGTAATTATATGCTTTGGGACGAAAGTGCTGATTCACTTTTGGTTAATGGCGATATTGATATGGTTACTAATGGCAATCGTATTGATCTCGATACAGACAACGATACAAGCATCAGGGCTTCAGCAGACGATACCATAACGATAGAAGTTGGCGGTTCTGATTTAATTGCACTTACAAGCACTTCTACATTTTCTTGTCCCCTTACAGTTGGCGTAAATGATACTGGACATGATGTAAATTTTTTCGGAGCCACTTCTGGACAAAAAGTTTTTTGGGACGAATCAGCAGATACTTTATATCAAACTTGCACAGTCGATATTGATGGTACAGTTACAGTTGGCGTGGATGATACAGGTTACGATGTCAAATTCTTCGGAGCTACCGCTAGTGCCTATATGCTTTGGGATGAGTCTGCCGATGATTTAATCCTTGCTGGTGCTGCTAGAGTAGTAGTTCCAGCTAGTGGACTTGTTATAGGTAGTACAGCAGTTACATCTACAGCAGCAGAGTTAAATTTACTGGATGGTCTGGACAGAGGAAGCATCCTCTATGGAAACGCCAGTAGTGCAACAACAGTCTTAGGACAAGGTTCAGCCGACCAAGTATTAACTTCAGATGGAACAGACATAAGTTGGGAAGATGCTTCTGGTGGTGGTATATCAGGTCTAACAGGCTTGGTGGAAAGTAATTCTATCTGGCTCGGTTCTGATCCTTCTGGTACAACTGATACAGCAGAAAAAAATGTTGCTTTGGGAACATTAGCTTTAGATACTATTACAACTGGCGATTACAATGTATGTATTGGCTATGGTTCTGCGGATGACCTGAATACTGGATATGGTAACTCTTTTTTGGGCTATCTTACAGGCGAAGATATAACCAGTGGTTATCACAATGTGGCAATGGGTTATGTAGCAGGAAAAGATTATTTAGACACTATTAACTGTATTTCTATCGGGCCATCGTGTGGAGATGGCAATTATACTGGCGATAACAATATTGCCATAGGAGCCAGTGCTTTAGGGGCTTTAACGACAGAAGATGATAATATTGCTATTGGGTTTGAGTCTTTATATGGTAATAATTCTCAAGGAAATACTTGCGTTGGTTTTAGAACAGGAAAAGCTGTTACCTCTGGTGATTTTAATTTAATACTAGGTTATGACGCAGGACAGTCTGGTTCTCCGGGTGGTGCTGTAACAACAGGAAGTAATCAGGTATGTCTAGGGGATGAAAATATAGCTAATGCCCATATTCAGGTTGATTGGACTATTGCTTCAGATAAGCGAGATAAAACTGATGTAGAATCTTTAGACTTAGGATTGGAATTTATTAACCAACTGGAACCAGTTACTTATCGTTGGGATAAGCGTAGTAAATATAGTAAAGATCAAAGTGTTAGTCCTGATGGAACACACAAAGAAGAACAACTGGAAGGTGGTTTCTTAGCACAAGATGTAGAAGCCATAGAAGAACAGTATGGTCATAAATTATCTGATAAGACTAATTTAACTTTTCATTCAAGCGAAGATGAACAGATGTATGGAATAAAATATAGTAAATTTGTTCCCATGTTAGTAAAAGCAGTTCAAGAACTTTCGGCAGAAGTCGAAGAATTAAAAAAGGGGAAAAATAATGGCAGTAACTAAGACACTTATAAAAGCTGTTCCTTTTAATAAAGATAGTAAAGTACAAAAGTGGGATTTGACTATGACGTACAATCAAGGGAGCAAAAGTGCAAGTCCACCGACTTATTATGAGTCGGATTTTAATGAGGTAATTCCTGCAACAGATAGATATGGTAATGTAAATTTTACCCCCAAGGCTGAGTCGAGTTGGACTAAGGCAGAGATAATTGCTTTATGTCCTACAGCAGAATGGGATTCTATATTTGCGAATCAGTACGACACTGTAATTACCAATCCCCCTGACAAGCCTGTGCCTGATCCAAGTTACGTTATCCCTAGTTAAAAGGAGCAATAATGGCAAAAGAAACAGTAACCGAAGAAGTAGTAGAGGTTCCAGAGGTTGATCCACAGGTAGCGAGACTGGCTAACTATATGGAGAACTTGAACAAGGAAATAGATACTTTGCAACAGGAATTATTGAAGGTACAGTACGCTTTGGATATTCGTATTACTGCAAAGAACGCATACGAAGGAGCGATGCAAAAAGAACCACAGGCAAATGGCAAAGACGACAGTG